ACTAAATGAGGCTACCAAAATACGAGACGAACGCCTACAAATAGCGGCTATGGCTATGCAAGGTATGCTGGCTAGCTAGCGGGGTAATTGGTACGAAGCAGCGGAGCACAGAAGCGAAGGCAGGGTGTGGGATGGTTGGGTTGAACAGGCCGTGTCGATAGCAGACGCACTAATAAAGGAAATTGACGGATGATAACCCCCATAGACCACCCATTAGAATTGTTTGAAAATGAGGAAGGCCACAACGCAGCCCTCAGAGACTTATCGGCAGAATTGGAGAAATTATGACTGAGTTAGACGGTGCTTTGACGGTGATTGAGGATTCTTTACAAAATATAGCTGAGATTGCTGATACTGAACAACTAACAATTGAATCTGATGGCACTTTTAAAAAGTTTGGTGATGGTGAATTTCATTCTACAACTTTTGAAATGGGCTGCAGTTTTGTAGAAATTGAGAGAAAAGCGAAAGAAGCCCTCACCATCATAGCCGCAATAAGGGCGGCTGTGCCGGAATTACCAGAATATTTAACCGTTGATTATGTTCCCTCAATAAGTAAATGGAAAAATAATATTTACGAAGCAGCCAAGCTATTACGGCGAATAACCAAGGAGGCTTGAAAATGACTGACACACAAAAAGCTATTAAAGCGCTGGATATGGCATATCAATATCAGGATCATGAGGACTTAGGCGAGGTACGAAAGTATTATATTAAGCTTAAACTTCCTATGGTTGAAACCATACTCCGCGCCCTGAAACTTGCCGAGGTCGTGGATAGCCGGTCTGTATTGGAGGTATCTCTAAGGCGTGTCAGTCGTTTAATGGATGCCGAAATGGGCACTTCTTTAGGGGCAGAGCTTTGTATTTTAACGAATTTTATAGAGGTATATGAATCGCATATATCAGCTTTGGAGGGGGAGTAGATGGGAGGTTGTACAAGTTGTGGGATGCCGATACCAGACGGACAAGAAAGTAGTTGTTCTATGTGTTACGGCGATGTGGCTTACGGCACAGATGGTTATTACGAAGAGGCAATGAATAGCCATTACCAACAAGAATATGAAGAGGGCCAGAGAACGCAGCATGAAGAAGAACAACCCCAACAAGAGGAAAGCCGTGATGAATAAAATACGTGAGGCTTTGGATATAGGAGGATTCCACGCAACATCTGTTGGGCATGTAGAAGATGCTATATTTATCGGGCAAGCCCTATCCCAACTAGACAACTTCGAACACATTGAGGGGCTGGAGGAGGCTTTGGAAGTTGCTGACGACTATAGGCAAAATTATGATCGTGATGAATACGACAAGTTTGAAGCATTAATAAAAGCAGCCCAGAACTGGCTAAAGATACAGGGACATGTTAAACAACTTAACACATCGGAAAAACATGTTAAAAAATCGGCAAAAAACTAACATATGGAGAGTAAGGTGAGCTACACAAACGGAAAATTCAAACCGCGCCATGTCGCAAAAGGTGTCGTCAATACCAATGGATCATTGATCGGTACGTGCTGTTCTTTTGATCCCGATACGCATGAGGAAATAAGACAGCTGGCTATTAAAAACGGAGTTAGCTTTGCTGAACAAGTCAGATGCTTGGTTGAATGGGGATTGCAAGAACAAACTGATGTTGATAACAGGAGTTAATTGACTTATACGCACGAACCAACTTAATATGAAGCCATGCCTTTTCCAAATGAACATGCCGCACGGTTAATCGGTCCAGGAAAATTTATCAGATTTAGGCGGCAAAACGACAAACTTGGTTCAGGTATAGATGCTATATTTGGTATAACCAAAGCTGGTAAAGCAGAATTACAATCTATCAGATTCGATGCTAAAAAATTCACTGTCGTGCAAGCAAGAAAATGGCTAAGAGATCATGATTTCAAACCAATCCTTTTTGAGCCGGCAACAGGGAAATCTTCCCTTGTAGAACTCACTGAAAAAGTTCGGGATTTTTCGATAAAAGCTTGACAAAATATTGAATTAGATTATAAAACAAGCAATGAAATATATTGGTTATACAGTTCGGGTTGACGGTAATATCATAACGAGAATTAATCTTCCGATAATCATGTCAGCATCAAAGCGTGAAGAAGTAAGAGCAGGCATTGCTGTTACATATCAAATCCCCAGGCATTACATCAGGTTACAACCAGAAAAATATAAGGTAGGCGGGCATGCTATTACCTATTAACAAAAAGGCAAAAACTATGGCATCGTTATATTTAGTAGCACTGGACGTTTTACAGAAAGAATTGAAGAAGTATAACCTACCTTGTATAACACCCAAATATGGTAAAGAATATGGTATCATACAGGTCACGACCAAGATTAAAAAGAAACAGGAAAAACTTAATTTATTCATTTCCATGGGGATGTATAAGAAAGGCGGCGGTCAAATTCAAGGAAATATCAATATACCTATGTTGCGCTATCAAATGCAATCGGCTATCAGGAAGCTTTTAAAGAAGCATGATTGCAATCTGGATGTGGATGAAGATTTAATCCAGAAAAAGGTCAATGCCAAATATGATAATCGCATCAAAAGTCCCAAATGTAAGAACGACATCCTGAAGAAAGATATTTTCAATCAGGTCCGGCAGATTGCTCTATACAATCGCTGGCAACAGTCTGACCAGACGTGGGAAAAATGGCTGGACAAATTGATCACCACCAATGGGGATAAAATCCTGACTCGGTTACGAAAAGAGATAATAATTGCCGAGTTCTGCTATCGCGCTAACGTGTCGCCTGAAAAGAAACCTAAACTGAAGAAGGCGACACCGTACGTAAAGAAGTCAATGAAAGCGATAGCATAAATAGAATAGGATAAAGGCCTATGGTGCGGAGGACAGATAAAGCTAAAGAAAAACTATTATCCATTGAATATGTGGCCACATCAAAGCTGGTTCCATATGCAAACAATGCGAAGGAACATCCCCAGGAACAAATTGACCAGATAGCGGCCAGCATACGTGAGTTCGGTATGAACGATCCGATTGCGGTTGATGATGATTACACGATAATTGAGGGGCACGGACGTTTACTCAGTTTGCAGAAGCTTGGCATCAAGACCACACCTATTATCAAGCTGGGGCATCTAACCGAACATCAGCGTAAAGCCTATATCATCGCCCATAACAAGCTGACCATGAATAGCGGGTTTGATATGGATATGTTGGCCAATGAACTTGGTTTCCTGGATGATGCGGATTTTGATTTATCGTTGACCGGTTTTGATGATGATGAACTGGAGGCGTTGTTGTTTGAAGAGGTCGAGGGGCTCACCGATGAGGACGAGGTTCCTGATGTGCCGGATGATCCTGTGTCTAAGCTGGGTGATGTGTGGTTGTTGGGTCAGCACCGAGTCATGTGCGGAGATTCCACAGATGCCGATAATGTAGGAAAATTATTAAATGGTGTAGAGCCACACCTCATGGTTACTGATCCGCCTTACGGAGTTGAATATGATGCAAGTTGGCGCGAAGATCATGATCTTAATATAGGTAAAAAAATAGGTGGTAAGAATTGCTCTCGTTCTGTCGGCAAGGTTAAAAACGATGATATTGCGGATTGGTCTGAAGCATGGTCTTTGTTCCCTGGTAATATAGCCTATGTGTGGCATGCTGGTATTTATGCAGGAACAGTAGCTGATAGCCTTGAAAGCTGTGGTTTAAAAATACGATCACAGATTATATGGGTAAAGCAGCATTTTGTATTCGGACGTGGCGATTATCACTGGCAGCATGAGCCGTGCTGGTACGCTGTTAAAAAAACTGGCAAATGGACGGGCGACAGGAAACAGACAACTGTTTGGCAGATAAACAATAACAACCCATTCGGAACCGGTAATAAAAAGGAAGAAAAGACAGGCCATTCCACACAAAAACCAGTCGAGTGCATGCGCCGACCTATTGTAAACAATTCAAGTATCGGACAAGTGGTTTATGACCCATTTTTAGGTTCAGGCACGACTGTCATCGCAGCGGAAACTGAGGGGCGTATTTGTTATGGACTCGAACTTGATCCGGCATACTGCGATATGATAAAAATCAGGTGGGAAAAATTTACTGGCAAAAAAGCTATTTTAGAAAATACTGAAACAGTCAAAAAGAAAGCAACACAATGATTAAATTAAAAGCAAAGCAAAGATATTTTGGTAGGAAAACAAAATGGATCGCATACTGTCCTGTGACAGGATGGGAGCATACAAATTTTGGTCATGGCTTCGATACTAAAGAAGATGTGATTAATCTTGTAACCAGATAGCTAGATTGTAGTTTAAGCTCATTGTGTGGGTTTCACGAAAAATCTGCTATACTTGAAGCTACAGGAGAGGGATATGGCAGCCAAAAAAACAGCAACCAAAAAGAAAAAAGACGGGCGGGGTAGACCCACTGTTATGACTCCTGGCGTACTCGCTAAATTAGAGACTGCATTTTCCAATGACCTGACAGACCTGGAAGCCTGTCTGTATGCGGGGATTAGGAAAGATTCTCTTTATAGATATCAGGACAAAAATCCTGAATTTAGCGAGCGAAAAGAGCTATTAAAAGGAGCCCTTGCTGTGAAG